TAATAACAAATAAAAAATAATAATTATGGCTTTTGACGTATCAACTTTGGCAGCGTATACCAAAGACAACTGGAAAGAACTGGTTACCAGTTCAGTATTAGGTAGCAAGACAGCTAACCTTATTAAATCACAGGGTAACGTATTAGTAGGTGTTAAATCTGCTGAAAACATTACAATTATGGACACCGATGCTTTTTTCCAATCAGGAACAAGCTGCGGATTTAATGCTTCAGGTACTACCACTTTCACACAGCGTGCGGTAACTGTTGGTAAAATCAAAATCAACGAAGCACTTTGTTTGAAGGACTTGGAAAGCAAGTTTTTGCAGAATGCACTTCCACAGGGTTCACGTTACACAGACATGATTTTTGCCGAGCAGTACAGCAACAGAAAAGCTGAAAAAGTTGCCGAGCAAATGGAAATCGCTTTGTGGCAAGGTGACACAGCTTCTGCAAATGGTAACCTTAACAAGTTTGATGGTTTGATTAAATTGATTACTGCTGCTGGTGGTTCTGTTACTAACGCTAACACAAGCACTTACATTACTGGCGGACCGATTGCTTCTATCACTGTTTCAAACGTAGTAGCTGTGTTTGATGCAATCTATACTGCAATACCTGCAAAGGTTGTTGCAAAGGATGATATCACTATATTCTGCGGAATGGATACATTCAGATTGTACACCATAGCTTTGAAGAATGCTAACTTGTTTGCTTACAATCTTGATATCAAAGCTGATAGCGAGTTCTTCCTTCCCGGAACAACTGTAAAGGTTGTAGCTGTTCAAGGTTTGAATGGTACAAATGATTTGGTAGCTGCAAGGATTAGCAACCTGTTTATGGGTACTGACTTGTTAAACGAAGAAGAGCGTTTTGAGATATTCTACGCTAAAGAGGCTGACCAAATTCGTTACGTTAACGAGTTCAAAGCTGGTGTAAACTTTGCTTTCCCTGATGAGATTGTAAAGTTCTTCATCTAAATATAAACGGGGGCAGCTAATAACTGCCTCCACTTTTTAAAATAATAAATCAAAGAATATGCCCTGCGTATTAACACAAGGTTTCACGTTAGATTGCCGGGATAGTATCGGTGGCGTAAAAGCTGTGTGGTTTATCGCTCACGCTAATGTTACAGCTGTAACACAGGCTTCAGGTGTGGTAACTGCAATAACCGATACATCAAACTGGTATAAATATAATTTAGTCAAGAATACTGCAAGCCTTACCGAGAATATCACAGGCACAGTTGAAAATGGTACTGTTCAATATGCACCGGAACTGAACATTATCATTAACAAGATGCAGGCTAATACCCGTAATGAAATTTTGCTTCTTGCTCAAAATACGCTTATGGCTATTGTGCAAGACCAAAACAATAAGTACTGGCTGATTGGTTTGCAAAATGGTATTGATTTAACTACTGGCTCATCTGCTACAGGTGTTGCAGGCGGTGACAGAAACGGTTACAGCTTGACCTTCACAGGTACAGAACCAGCCTTTGCACCTGAAGTTCAGGCTTCAGTTGTTACAGGCTTGTAAAAAGCAATTCCGTGAAATACTAAGGGCTGCTCAAATCGGGCAGCCTTTTTTGCGTAAATTAGCCCGATACACTATTTAGTATTAGATGATAACGATTAAGAAAGGCAATACCGAAACAATAGTATTAACGCTGACGGAAAAACAAACACTTGTTAATCCTAACTATTTGTTCGTATTCAAAAGCAGGATGCCTGAACAGGTCGTTAGTTTTGTGTTGCTAAACGCTGCCGATACGAGTGCTTATAAGTATAGGTATAATCAATTCAGTCTTGTAGTAAATAATTATTTCAGCAATAGTCCGCAAGGTGAATGGCGGTATTATATTTACGAGCAGGCAAGCACAACAAACAGGGATGAAACAAAGACGGGTGGATTATTAGAAGAAGGAATAATGAGGTTAAACGAAGCAGAGGCGTTTGAATATGTAAGCTATCAACCAGAAACGGAATTTATCACACATGGATAATTTATTTATATTAAAGTTTGCGGAGGCGAGGCAGCCGGAGTACCGAGAGAAAAAAGGTACTTATGGCGGTTATATGGAGTTCGGCTACCATAATGACTATCCTAAATATTTGTTAGACCTATATAACAAATCAGCGAAGCATAACGCTATTGTCAAAGGCAAGGTTAACTATATTATTGGTAATGGCTGGAAATCAAACGAGCCTGATGCAGTTGCTGAAGCATTCATAAAAAAGCCTAATCAGTACGAAAGTTTAGCAGACTTGACGAGAAAGGTAAGCACGGATATTGAGGTTTTCGGTGGTGCGTATTTGGAGATAGTATGGAGTGCAGCAGGTGGGCAGCTTTATTCTGTTGGGCATATTGATTATACTAAAATCAGAACCAACAAAGACAATACGCAGTTTTGGTTTAAAAATGATTGGCAAGATAGGAAAGAAGAACCTGTTGTTATTAATGCTTTCAATAGTCAACTAAGGCAGGGCAGACAGATTCTTTACATGAAGGAATACAGACCCGGACTTGAAACTTATAGCCTTCCGGGTTACATGGGTGCGCTAAATTATATCGAATCAGACATAGAAGTTAGTAAGCACGTTTTAGGTAATGCTCAAACAGGGTTCAGCGCATCAAAAATGGTAACCTTTCCGAATGGTGAGCCAACACCTGATGAGAAAAGAAATATTGAGCGCAGGTTTAGCGATAGGTTTACTGGCGCAGATGGTAAAAAGCTGATTCTTTCTTTTGTTGACAGAGTAGACCAAAAACCATTAGTTGACGATTTAGGGCAAAGTGATTTGAGTAAAGAAGACTTTGCAAATGTTGATACGCTTATTCAGACTAACATCTTTGCAGGTCATCAAATTGTCAGCCCAATGTTGTTTGGTATCAAGACTGAAGGGCAGCTGGGTGGTACAACGGAATTGCAGGCGGCTTATGAGATATTTAAAAACACCTACGCCAATGATAAGCAGCACTTCATTGAATCAGTTTTCAATGAGTTAGCAACTATTAAAGGTGCGACTTCTGAAATCGTAATTATCCCTGTTGAGCCTATTAGCTTTCAATTAACCGAAGCGGCACTTTTGCAGATTGCACCAAAGGAGTACCTTCTTGAAAAAGCAGGAATTGACCTTACAAAGTATGCGCCAGTAAACGGCAATACAGGCGAATTAGCGGCATCACCTGCAAACGTGAATGAATCCTTGAAGAACCTAACAGGGCGGCAATATCAGCAGCTTATGAGGGTTGTACGTCAATTCAGTCAAGGTAAGATAACAAAGCAGCAGGCAAGCGTTATGCTTTCGGGTGGTTTAGGATTGAGTGAGGCTGAAATTAACACCATGTTAGGCGTAGATGATGACCCTGAAACTGAAGACGAGTTTAGTGAGCAAGAAAATGAAGCGGTAAAGATATTTGAAGAATACGGGGAGAAAAGGGAGTTTTTTAACATCTTTAGAGACAAGCCAGTATACAGCAGCTTTGAGGCGTTTGTAATAGATAATACCATAGACGGAGCAAGTGATAAAAAGATATTGGAACTGATAAAGAAAGACCCGTTAATTCCTGCCGCTGTACTTGCAAAGGCTATTGGAAAAGAAGTTGATTTTGTTTATGATAGGTTACAGCACTTGCAGGATATTGGTGCAATAGTAAAGGATGAAATAACGCAGGCAAGAACGCTGACAAGACCGATAAACGAAATAATAGACGAGCCTTTGCGTACTACTATTGAAGTGCGTTATTCTTACGAATGGAAAAAGGTAGTACCAATAGGGCAGCGCAATTCGGCTACGCATCCATCACGCCCATTTTGCGCAAGGCTGATGCAGTTAGATAGGTTATATACAAGGCGAGAAATAGAAGCGATAAGTTCAAGATTAGGTTATTCAGTTTTTGACAGAGGCGGTGGATGGTGGACAAGACCAAGCGGTTACCATAGCCCATCATGTAGGCACGAATGGAGGGCGAATGTTGTAGTAAAGAAAAAATAAAGCAATGAGCAGAAACATTTTATTTATATCAGTTGATACAATAAAGGACAGAACAGGTCTGCATTTTAATGTTGACCCAAAGCTGGTTTACCCTGACATACTATTTGCGCAGGATGCCTACATTCTGCCAATGCTCGGAACGGCTTTATACAATCGCTTGCAAAATGGTATTGACTGCAAAGACCTTGACTGCGATGAAGAAACGCTGTTGAATGAGTACATTACGCCTACGCTTGTTTATCAAGTTATGGCTGAACTTCCTATGGCGTTATCTTATCAATTTTACAATAAAGGTGTAGTAAAGAAATCGGGCGAAGGGCAGACAGAACCGAGCGCATCAGAACTTACAGAGGTAGCCCAAAGATATCAGGCAAGGGCTGAATTTTACAGGCAAAGGCTGATGAAATATTTACGGCAAAATGCAAGTCAGAATGTGGTAAGCTGGGCGCAATTATATCAGAATCCCGGCAGCGGATTTGATACTATTGTACCCGATGCTGAAGCCTATACTATAAGCGTATGGCTTGGGGATGATGACTGCTGTGCAGGTAAAACTTATGAAGAAAAATATCAAGGTAATATAAATAGGTGCTGTGGCAAATAAGACGTTCCATAAAAAAAATCAAGAAAAGCTGAAAATATATTTAGCAAAAATCGAAAAGAATGCTAACACTAAACCAATTAGTAAAGAAGATACAGGACATAGGGGAAGCGCACAAACAGATAAAGACAACGTACAACGGCAGCGTATTTGATTTTTTAAGTAAGGGTAGCGATAATGTTTATCCTGCTTTCGTTTACGATGTATCGCAGGGAAATATTAACGGCACTGTTCTTACTATTGATTTTTTGCTTTTCTTCTTTGACAGGGTTTTACCGGAGCAGTACAATGAAACGGAAGTGCTTTCAGACCAAGTTCTGATTTGTACGGATATAATTGCTCAGTTAAGATATCAGCTTTTTGATTTCTTTTTGACGGGAAATAATAACATTCAATTTTTCAGAGAAGAAACGCCTGATTTATTAGCTGGTGTTAGGGCTACTGTGAGTTTTGAAATTCCTTACGATGCAGATAGGTGTGCAGTACCGACAACTTTTGCTTATTAACTATTTATAGATATACTATGGCTTCAGATTTCAGACCCGGTAAAAATGATGTTCAGATTTGGCGCAATGATACATGGCGGCAGACTTTCGTGTTAACAGCTAACAGCGTGGCTATTAACCTAACGGGAGCAGTTATAACTATTCAAGTGCGTAAAGGATGCGGTGGAACTTTGGCACTAACGGCGAGTACTACTGACGGGGCAATTACAATAAGCGGAGCAGGGAATAATGAGATAACTGTGAACAAGCTGGTCAATATCGAAAAGGGCAAATACTTGTACGATATGAACGTAGCTTTTTCAAGCGGTTATGTTAGGACTTATCTTGAAGGTGATTTTATTGTTTACGATGATGTGACAAAACCATGAGTGATATAAACGTAATAGTAAACGACCAAATTGTAAACATTGATGTAATAGATACGCCCGTTTTAGTTAACGTGGTAAATAGTCCCGGTGTACCCGGTGCGCCCGGTGTTGGTGTACCTGTTGGCGGCACTACTGGGCAGGTGTTAGCTAAAAGCAGCAATGCAAACTATGCAACTGGGTGGGTTAATGTTAGCGGTGGAACATGGGGTACTATTACAGGCACGTTGAGCAATCAGACAGATTTGCAAAATGCATTAAATGCAAAGTACAATAACCCAACGGGAACAACTTCACAATATCTAAGAGGTGATGGTTCTTTGGCTACGTTTCCATCTCTGACGGGATATGTTCCGTATACTGGTGCAACAGGTCAAGTTGATTTGGGAAATTACGATT